TTAATACGCTTTTATTGGTATACTAAATTCTTTTGTTTCCATGTTATCAGCTGATAATACTACTTCTATATAAGCCTCTTTTTTAAGCATAACACAATTTTTAAAATTAAATTGCTCTATTCTAAAATTTATTCCTTTATGAATTGTAGTATTATCTTTTGGATGCCATCTAAGTTCACTATTTATTTGTTCAAAGTTATTATTTTCTTCAATATCTACTTCCATATTAATAAATTTCAAACTCAATATAGGACTTTTTGCAACAATCTTACTTTTATTTTCTATTACAAAATCAACTAAGTTGTTACTACGAATTTCAGCATAAACATTAGATTTATCATCTATCTTATTTAAATCAAGTCTAATATATCCATTGCCATTTTCATAATAATCACCAGCCATATTATTCTCATTATTTCTTCTATATTTTAATATCAATTTGGCTTGTTTATTAGATTCCATAAAAGCTATAATTGATATAATCAAGGCTGCTATTGATGCAAATGATGCAATTACAGAAATTATATTTATATAGTTACCAAGAAATTCATTAAATTGATTGAGCATATCTTTTTCTCCTTAAAAACATTACCTTATCTCATTATATTTGTATAATATTTTTTACATTTACTTTTAATTTATTACACAAACTTCTTACATAAAAAAAGACCATCTATCAAGATGATTCTCTAAACTAAGTATCTATGTTTTTGCTTGTACTCTGTAACAGCATCATTTCATGCTTCTTGCTCTCTTATTCCTTTTTCTCTAGCAATTCTTTGTGCTATCTTTCTAACTAATTCAGCACTTTTTAATATTCCTATACTAACCACTTCCTTATCTCTATTCTACATTATACCATATAATAAAGAATAAAGCTAATTCCTATTAAGTTCTGTTACTCTGTTTCACAAGTTCAAAACCTTAACCCTATAACATATTTATCATTATCTTTTTAATTTATTGCATAAAAAAGACCATCTATAAAGATAGTCTAAATCTTATGTATTTTTATTTATAATCTTTACACCAATTCCTGTCAGTCTCCCCCTTTATATAAGTTCTAACTATTTCACCACAATCTAAGCATAAGTCAGAATATGTTTTAGATACCTTAGTGGAAAATCTTGTATTGTATTCTAAACCAGTTCTATATGTAACGAATCCTGATTCACTAACTGTAGAAATACCTTGTTCTATATTTTCGCTACCACAATTAGGACATTTCATATTTATACCCCCTAACAATTACTTTCTTTCATATTACCATAATATATAAAAGTAATCTTTTAATTTTATTTCTTCATTACACTAGTTATCCAATATCCAATACAATAAGACATAGAATAATATGATAAATACAATGCCATTTCAGTACTATCAAATCTTAGATACATCATGATAACAACTGAACCTAAAAGTGATATTAAAGCTGGAATTTTCCAATTTATTTGTTTTTTAGCACATATTATACCATTAACTAAAAATGAAACTGGTATATACAATACTACACCTGAAATAAGGATTCCTTTTATATCCATCTCACTTAATCCTAAACTATTAGTTATTGTATTTTCAAATGATAGAAAAAATATTATAATCATTGTTAATAATGGTAGCAATACTCCTAAGATATTTTTCTTCATAGTTATCACCCCTAATTCATTTAGTACATTTTACCACAAACTTAATGTATAAAATGTAAAAGACCTAGAAATTAATTTAAGTCTTTATTTTCCATATTAACTACATAACTAGCTCCAAGCACAACACCTCTTATTAATAACTCTTCATCATCTATACCTTCATTCATAAAATTTTCAATATGTTTAACTGCATATTCTAAAAAAACATTATCTGCTTTTATATCAAATTCATTTAGTTCTTTTATTATCTTTTCTCTTAAATTAATCATGTTCATTTTTTATTCTCCTTTGTTGTAAATAAAAAAAAGACTAAGTTAGGGGTACTTAGTCTTTTTAAGGAGTATATTATACACTTGTTTCATACTACCATTATAACTTATCTCACAATACATTGATGCAACATGTTTCTATAATAAATCAATTATAAACACAAGATAAATACAACATTTATATTAAATTATACTTTTTTGCAAAAGGGAGTATCTTATTTAATGCTTTTTTTCTTTTAAAACCTACATAAACTTCACTTATATTTAACTCATAACTTATTTGTTTATATTGTAATTTTTTAAAATACCTTAGTTCTATTAGATTTTTCTCAAAATCATCTAATAAATTTAACATATTATTAATCGATTCTTTTTTAATTTGTAGATATATTTTCTCATTCTCCAATCTTTCAACATATATTAACTCATTTTCTATTGGTGAAGAAACATTATTTCCTTTAGGCATTCCATTTAATTCTATTCCTCTTAAACTACTCCCTCTTACTTTTAACTCTATTTCTCTAATTTCAATATCCAAATTACTATATGAGTTTAACAATTCTTCTAATTTTTCATAGTCTGTCACTCCATTTTCACATCCTTGCAAATTAACAGAATTTTCTTTTTAATTATTTTATTAAGTTATTAATGAACTATATTTTATTTTTTAAATATTTTTACATTATATAATTTCTTAATTAAGCACAGTCCCAGATAGTCCCAGATGTAAAATACATCCGGGACTGCTTCAAGCCTAGCTATTTCAATATATCCAGACAATAATTTTTGTTCAGTCCCATACTATTATATATATATTCTTTATATAAAGGGAGCAAAATCATCGATTTTCATGATGAATTTTAGTTAAATATATAAAAGGTCAAAAACATCTAGGGACATCCGGGACAACATTGAAATTACTATATTACATCTAGGGACTACATCCGGGACTATCCCGGGACTGCTCTAGTAAATACTTTATATTTCTTACCTTGTATTCTTTTATCTTTTACTTCATATCCAAACTTTTTGACTACTTGTCTTGAAAACTCAATGTTTGATATAGGTTGTAATCCATTTAATATACAATATTCTTGATATTTCCTATATATTTCTTTTGTTGATTCATTTTCTATTTTATCAACTTCTTTAAAAAATCCTAAAATAGGATTATTGACTTCTTCATATTCAAGTATTTCTTTTTTAACCTTATCTGGCACTATAAATTTTCTATTCTTCAATACTCTTTTTAAACCTTCTAACCCTAGATTTATTAAATACTCTATAGCTTCTTGCTCTCTTAATTTGTACTTTATATAAGGGTCAAAATCCTTATCCTTTACTGAGAAACTGGCATTAAAAGGAATAATAATTAATCTATCAAGTACTGCTCCAGTCTTGTCTTTTATTCTAGGTATGTTGTTAGCTGAAAATAAAAACTTACTATAGTTGTTAAAATCAAATGGATTCTGACCTTTTCTTTCAACATTTACCCTGTCACCACTTACTAGCTTTTTAAATATAGCAGGATTAGCAATAAATTCATCTCCTATATCATCTCCTATATTAGCAAGCTTTCCAAATAATTCAGCAGTTTTAAATCTATCACTTAATTCTTTTAAATCAAGTGCTGAGGTATTTTCATCCCCTAATAATGTCTTTATCATATCAAGATAGGTAGATTTACCATTTGCTTTATCTCCAGTTAATATAAAAGCTTTTCTAAGCTCATTACGTCTATAAAAACAGTATCCCACTACTTCTTCAAGTAACATTCTAATTTCAAAATCTCCACATGATAATTTATTCATAGTTTTATCAACTAACTTTGAATATGCTCCTGGATTATAGTTCCAGTTAATTTTATTTGTTATAATAAATTCTGGTGAAAATTCTATAAAAGAATCATCAACTACATTATATATACCATTCTTAAAAGCGATTAAATTAGCTTCTGACATACTTGTATTCTCACTTATTAACAAATTCAAATAACTAAGTACTTCACTCCTCTTAGCCTTATTTAAATTGCTTATATTGTTAATCATTTCTGCTTCTATTCTTGCTTGACCATCTACATAAATACCATCCTTATATAAATGTAACTGGTCATTTATCTTGATTACATGATTATTATTTTTTATGTATTTAGCAAACTCATCAAATAAAAATGAACCTTTTGAATTAAAAAATATCTTCTTTTGAAAGGATTCTTCTCTCAAAATTACTTCAAGTTCATTATCTTGTAATGGAGTTTTTAAAACATATTTATTAATAACTCTTATTGTTTCTCTTATTTCCTCAACAGTAAAATCATTACTCTGTAGAGTCAAAATATAGTTATATAATGCTTGATTTCTTCCATCACCTTCTCCAAGACTTAAAAAATCAATTCCATTTTTTATAGGAGTTAAATACATTGGTATCTCTTGTATTTCTTTACTATCATATAAAATTTTTCTTTCAATATTGTTGAACTTCAAAATTGAATAGGAATTTTTACATCCTAATTTTATATCTGAATTTAAACCTATAGCTAGTCTACATTTTGTTCTATTCTTTTCTAAACTAGTATTTTTAAATAGAAAATGCTTACCTCGTGTTGTCTTGTAAACTCTACATTTTAGCTTTAAATCTTGCACTATTTTGTATAGAATTTCACTACTTTCAAAATCATCAATATCAACTAACACAGTTTCTTCTGCTAAAACACCTGCAAACTCTGGCCACTCTTTTATCTGTTCATAAGTTTTTAACTTTTTTACATTTTTAAATTTCTCAGCTGCCTTTTTATTATTTGTAATTATATATCCTTTAAATAGGTCAAAACTCACTAATCACCACCTCAATTGCTTAATAATACTCCAAACTGCTTGAGTCTTTCATTTGCTAAATCTATATACCAAGTTTTATCTAGCTTCCTTGGTATTTTTTTACCTATAACACTTCCATTTTCTATAAAACATTTATCTGGTGTATTAGCAAATTTTTCTGGATTTTTTTCTTTGTTTTTGACTTTATAAATACCACCATCATTTTTATTTTTTGAAGCAAATACTCTAAAACATTTATCATTTAAAATCTTACCACCAGTAAATACTTTTTTTGTTTTTCCTTCTATAGTTGGACTATATAAACCATGTGAATATTTACTACTTATTTTTACTATCTTTTGAAACTCTATTAAATCATTACAGTTATTTATAGTTTCTTCAATAGGTGTATTGTTTACCATATAATTTTTAAGTGCTTTATTTATAATTGGTAAATCATAGTCTAGATTTCCTAAATCTTTGATATATAATCCTTTTGCTTCAACTTCTCCATCTTCTGTTATAACTAAATAATTGTTAACATCCTTTTGAAATATTTTAGTGTATACATCAAAACCTAACCCCATACCTGTCCTTTGTTCCCACTCATAACATATATCATCTATTAATTCGTAATCATCTATTGTATTTAACTTTATAATTAATCCATCTGTATTACTCTGAATAAGTTTACAATAACCTTCTAACTTCTCTATTAAATCAAGTAATAACAGCTGTCCACTAACACATACATTATTAGCCTGTCTTGGGTCATATAAATTATTGTTTTTATCTTTCATTCCTCCATAAGTTTTATTAACTGCCAATTTGTAGGCTGGTCTTAGAGGTGATTTTTCTTTTTTTAACTGTAAGTTTTTGTCATAAATTTCAACATACTTTTGAGGATTTTTTATATTTCTTGAGTGGTAATTGTATCTAATCATAAGACTTGGATAGAAGGAATTAACATCCACATGTAAAAAATAACCTTCACCATAGTATTTTGTTATTGCTCCATGAACACCACCCCAAGCGAATACATGAGGTACATTAGAAATATTAATTTTTAGATTTTTAGAATAGTCATAGTTTAGTGGGTTCTTATACCAGCTTAAAACTTCCTTATATTTCTCAATTTTTAGAGTATCTGGTATTTGTAAGTCAAATTCATCATCATGTTCTTTCTTTGTAGCTTCTAATATAATTGCTGTTAGTTGTGTTTGAGTTTTACCAATATATGCTACCGGAAGTTTAAAAGCTTTAATTAATCCCATATGTGCTTCAAATTCGGATTTTCTTTCAATAAAAACATCTATAGTTTGTTCGACATCATATCTACAGTATTTTATAGTTTCTTCTATTTCATCATTAGTTAATGGTCTATCAATGTTAAATGATACATTAGATTCTTTTATACTATGACCTTGAAAACCTTCTAATTGTTTTAATCCATGAAAACTAGTCATAACATCATAGTTATTAATTTGTATGTTTCTTAATAAGTTTGAAAACTTCCAACCAGGTTGACCTTTAACAATAATATAATCATTTATTTCTTTTGCATTAAATCCACATAATAGTCCTTTAAAAATATATTGGTCATAATGTCTACTGTTGTAACCAATAAAAATATCTTCTCTATGCTCTATATAAAATGAATTTAACTTATCTATATCATTTACAATAACTTCTTCTTTTTTATTTAGAACATCTATAAATACAACTAACCAGTCATAAGAGAATACTTCAAAATCATAAAAAATCATTTAGAACACCCCTCTCGCTTTTGCTGCACATTTTCTACTACAATATATGACTTTAGAGTTATCTAACTTGTAAAATCTTTTTCCACACCAAGCACATCTTACAATTTTACCTGGGTTTATAAGTTCCATCTTTTCTTTTTACTCTCATATTAATTACCTACCTTTTTAATATTACAGCTAGATGCATGTATACACCTAGCTGTAATAAAATTTCTAAGCTACTTCAAATATGTCTTTTATTGTAAAGGTATTAAAACCTTTCTTCTCACCATATTCAATAGCAAATTCAAGCTCTCCATCTATTTCCTCAGCTATATCCATTATGAGTTGTGCATATTGGCTGTATGATTCAAATTCAACTTCAATATCAGTTTCTAAACTTCTTAAAAATTCATTTACTATATGAATTTGAAAACCTTGTTTAACTACTTGATTCATGAATATTAATGAATCTTTATAATCTCCTTCTAGTATTTTAAACCAACATACAAACATTGGGTCACCTTTTTTAGACTCGCTTAACTCCATTTTATTTATTTCTACTTCATAAGTGCCATGTGGTACATCCTTAAATTTACCACTATTTTCAGATGCTTCTTTTATATCTTCTTTCAATCCTTTTACATCTATTGCTTTATCAAATTTACTAAAATCCATATCACATACCATCCTTTTCTTTTAAATTTTTAATTAATAATCTTTCTTATATAATCACTTAAACTAACTTCTCTTTTTTCTAGTTTTCTTGACTGGTTTAATTGTTTCTTCTTGTTCAATTACTTCTTCATCTGTTTGTTCTTTTTCAGTTTTCTCACTTGTTTCTTCTACTGTAGGAGTCATTTCTACTTCTTCCTCAGCATTAGATTTTTTAGTCTTACTTGACTTCTTAACGTCTTTTTTCTCTATACTAATATCATCATATACTTTCATTAATTCATTATAATCAAGTGGAATTTCATTAGATTTTACTTTTAATCTACCCCCTCCAAATATCACTTCATTAGTCTTAAATGATAATGTTCTAACGTCTCCATCAGCTACTACTCTTGCAACTATATCAACCATACCTGCTATTTTATTTGCTGCTTTTTCTTGTAAATTAGGTTTGATTGCTGTTATCTTGTCACCACCTTTTTTGGTAATATCTTTTGATGTATCCTCATGTGATATTAATATTATGTTTTTATAGTCAAGGTTCATAAGTCGTTTTATAGTGCTTAAAAACTCCGTTCTAACCTTATCCCATGCTCTAAAACTATCATCTGACTCATGAGTTATTCCCATCTTGTCATACATGTAAAGGCGACAAGCTTCGTATGTATCTTCTAACAAGTCAACAATTATTGTTTCAAAATCATTTTCTTTTTTCTCTAATTCTCTTATAGCTTCTTTAAATACATCCCATGCAAGTTGTCTCTTTGTCATTCTCCCTTCAACTGTTACAATATCTTTTATAGAAATATATGGAGCATCAACAAACTTTATATTTCCATCTGTATTAAGCATTAAAGGCTTTTCAAAATCATTTGCTAATGTGGTTTTGCCACTAAATGGTGCTCCATAAATCCATAAAGTTTTTTTATTAATTCCTTCCACACTTCTTCTTTCACTATTTGGTAATAACATATAATCAATCCCCTTTTCACAGTATTCTTGGTAGTCACACCAGTTACATAATTTATTTTGATTTTTTTCAAATTCCTTGTTTTCAAGACATCTTTTTATATCTACAAGGAAATTAATAACTTTATTTGGGTCATACTCAACCTTCACTATTTTTATTTCAGATTTATCAAGCTCATTAAGTAATCTTTGTCTAAATTGATGTAAGTTTTCTGTTTTCTTCTGTCTAATCTGAATTTTAGGTACAAATACATAGTACAAATCTTTTATCTCATGATTTGTATGTTGCTTTTCATAAAAATACTTATATAGATGAAGTTGCTCACTTTCTAGATATCTATCTATGTTGTTTGAATATTTAAAGTCATAAATATCAAATACTCTTTCTTCATCTTCATAATATATGGTTGTTTCATTTGTATTTAAGTTTGTATCAGTCATGTATACATGTGGTGCTAACAAATCTATAAACCCTATAAAATCACTAGTTGTTATTTGAACCTCATTAAACCCTTTTGGTAAAATTTCTTTTACTTTTGGTATTAAATAATCTAACTTCATCACTTCATTAATGTGTAAATCTGTTATACTTGGATAACTAAAATAATATTCTTTTACTGCTGCATCAATATCTTTTTCAATACCTGTATGAAGTGATGTTCCCAATATTAGAGCATTGTTAGCATCTGCATTTAATATTGTTTTCACCTTGTCAATATACTGTAGCTTATACTTATATGGGCAACTCTTAAATACTCCTATCCTACTATGTGAGAACTGCATTTACTCACCTTCTTTCTTTATTTCTAAAATCATCTTTTTAAATCTATCAAAGTCTTTAGGGTATAGAATAATTCCTATTCCACCTGCCTTTTCAATTTCTTTAATATTATACTTTTGTAGTTCGCTTGCTTTTCCTTTTTCCCCCTTGACTTCAATACCTATAAATTTACCACTACAACAAACTAATAAATCTGGTATACCACTTTTTGTATATGCTGAACCTCCCCAATATTTAATAAACCAACAACCTTGTTCTTTTAAAAACTTTTTAACTTTATTTTCAAATTGTTTTTCTGCACCCAAGTATTACTCTCCTCTCTCAAACAAATTATTTGTATAGTCAACACCACTTTGTAAGCTTTTATATATATTTTCTTCAACACTATTCCTACAAATCATATAATAATAAAAACATGTGTTTTCTTGACCTATTCTATGAACTCTCTTTTTACTTTGCATAAACAATTCACAAGATAAAGTAAGACTAAAGTATACAATCTTATTACACTTTTGAAGATTTAAACCCATAGCTCCTGCTTGATATTGTACAAATGTAATTGAGTTATTATATTCCTCATAATTGCTTAAATCTTTTATAGAACCATTTACTATTGATATTGGTCTATCTCTTGATAATTCTATTAATCTGTCTAACTCTTCGTTAAAATTGTAAAATACTATTAATCTGTCACTTGTTGAGTTTATTAAGTCTCCAAAAGCTTCTAATTTAAATTTATTGTATTGACTACATAATTGTCTTTCATATAACATTTTAGTTAGTGTAGTATCTCCCACAAGTTCAATATCATCTGAAATACTTATAATTGAATCTTTTTTAAACTTCCTATACTCTCTTGTAGTACTAATTTTCATTACATTATCTATCTGTTTTGGTAAGTCAAATACTTCATCTGACATCATAAATACTGCTCCATAATCTCTTAACTTCTTTTTTAATCTGTCAACATTCTTATAACCTGTTACAACCTTCATTGGAAAACCACCAATATCTTTGTACTCAACATCAATATATTGCTTCCAATATAAATCTTTTGATATATTCCACCCTAGTAGTTTAATTTGAGAATATAGTTGCTCATATTTACCACTACATGGAGTACCAGAAAGTAGTATCACATTCTTAGGGTTTAAACTTAGTACAAACTTACTTCTTTTAGCTTTTTCATTTTGAATCATTGATGATTCATCTAACATTAAAGTAAAATCTTTTAAATCTAATAACTCTTTTCTTCTAAAAGCTAATTCATAATTAATTACTACTATAAATGGAACTTCAACAATCTTAAAATACTCTATGCCTTCACTAAGTTTCTTTGTACCATTGATTATCCCCATATCTGGATAATATGTTTTAAAGTGATGTACCCAATCGTCAATTTTTGATTTCTGACAGATTAATAAATTTGTATTACTTCCTAGATTTATTAATTTCTCACTTCCTACAAATGTCTTACCAAGCCCCATGTCAAGGTAGTATGCACATTTATTATTATATTCTGTTAGCTTTAAAGCTTCCTCTTGATGCTTATATAGTTGCAACTTATATCACCTTCTTTATTCCTGGTCTGATAAATCTTCTGTTTTTAACTTTCTACTACGTCTACTTTTATATTCTTGCTCTGCTTTTATCTCTGTCATTGAATCTTCACCAAAGCTATTAAATATAGCTCTAATTGAGTCAATTATTTCACTTGCTTCGCCTTTAATTTTTATATTAACTTCAACCATTTTAAATCTCTCCTTTTTATGTTATAATTTTCATATGTTTTTTTTTATTTATTGTGTTGGTTACTTTGACCAGCACTTTTTTTATTTAATGTTCCAACTGATATTTTTTTACCAGTTTTAATGTCCTTAAATACTATATCTGCTAAAAACTTACCATCTTTTTTAAGAGTCATCACATTTTTCTTACTAATATCAAGACTAAGCAATTTCATCACCTTCTTTCAAACATACTATCGCTTATTTATTCCTAGTTGTTTAAAAATAGTTGTCCAATTTTCTTCTTTGAGAAAGTGCTAAGTATTAGCAACTTCTCTACTTTCTTAACTTTCTACTGTCTCAGCTTTCTTCATTGCTATATTAATAGCTACTTCTTTGGCTACTTCATCAAACTCTTTCCATCTTCTCCTATTCTCTTCATCAGATATACGTGGATATACTATATAAACTTCTGTGTTTTGATTAGCTATAATTTTTTCATCATATTCTATGTTTTTCTCTTCATCATATTTGTATGGTTTAAATTGTTGTAGTATTTTCATAACATCACCCCTTGTTATAAAATATGAGCTCATAAACTTGTCTTATACTTATTTAATTATTGCAATTTTTACTCTTCATGTACTTCATAAAATAGTGTGTCTAACATATATAGCAGAGGGCTATTTTTATTTATAACTAGTTCTTCTTCATCTTTAATGTAAAATTTTATTAAGTCTTCATCTATACAATAAGTTATATAATTATCTTCACCAATGCACATACCTACTTCTTTTTCTATCTTATTTTGGTCTGTTATTTTTATGTCTGCTATTGTATCAAGAGTATCTACTATTTTATAAAATATCTTTTCTCTATCATTCAATTCATAACTTTCCTCACCTATATAAACAAGATATTTGATTAATTCATCCTCTTCTATATCACCAAAGAACTTTAACATAAACTCAAAAGTAAAATCATCAAATAGTTTTTCATCTATTTCTGAATACTCAAAATTCATTTTTTTATAGTTCAAAGCTGTACTTAATGCAATTTTGTCTAAAATATCTCTATCTATTTCTAAAAAACCATAATCATTAGCTATTTCATTGTTAACACCATTCATAACTTCCTTAAAATCATCTATCATATTCAATTCTTTAGCTGTTAAATCCATCTCACTTTCAGTTCCAACACTTACTATTCTGTTATTTTCTTTCATTTTCTTATTCCTCCTTAAATTTAAGTTTTTAAAGTTATATTTAGCAACTTCTGAATTTAGTTTTCAAAACCCTTTAGTACTTTTTCTAAAACTGGTATTACATTTTCATAATATCTAAAATTAGGTACTTGTTTATCTGAATATTTAGCTTTATCCCACACTTTAATCCCATATTCTTCTGTTTTTAGATTGTAAGCATTTGCTAATCCTCCAACTTTATTGGCTGAGATACCTAACATCTTACCTATATCTGTAGCTGAATAAGTTTTTTTCTCCATTTTAGGTAGTGGTATTAATGTTTCTCCAGAAAGTAATTCAGTAGTCTTTGAATACATAATCTGTTTATATTCTTTTATATCTATTTTGTCAGCTAATTCCAGATATATCTTTGCTTCCCTTGCCCTTGCATTTTTTAATCTTGCTTGAGCGTTCATGTATTTTATTTCTGAGTCATCTTTACTACATTCAGATTTTTTACTACTATATGCACCTGTCTTACGAATAGATGGTAATACTTCATCAGTAACCCAATCTTGAAATTTTTCAGCCTCTTCTTTTTGAGATTTAAAGATTAACTTATATACTCCACTCTCAGTTAAAAAATTCTCACCTGTATTATGTAACTTTCTAAAGTTGTACTTAGCAACTTTAGAATTTGTAAGTTTTATCACTTGCTTATCATTCATTTTACTTAATGCTGTTTTTACTCCACTTTCTGTAAGTTCTAAACATGTTCCACAATCATATGGGTTAAATAAAATTTCACCTTCAAACTCAAACACTTCTACTTCTTTTCCTTCAAATACCATTAAGTTACTACTCATAATTTCTTCCTCCTCAATTTTAATTTTCTAAAGTCAACACTACTGATTTTATAATTAATCTATACATATCACCTTCTGGTGCTACATTTACTTACAAAGTCTTAATTTTACTTTGTAAACAATGTATGTAATGTTCCATCACCCATTTTCAATGCATCTTAATTATTCGTATTCCTCCTTTATAAGTTCTTCTACTGGAATATCTAAAGCCTTGGATATTTCATATAAAGAAAGTCTTCTTGGTATACTTTTTCTATTTATAGCTCTTGATATTGTTGACTTTGACAGACCACACTCTTTTGATAGTTGATTCAATGAATAACCTTTCTTCAACATAGCTAAATCTAATACTTTAATATTTAATCTATAGCTCATTTTATATATCACCTCTCTCTATTTTTAGTTCCATTTCGGAACTTTATTTTTGTAATTTAATATTATCATTCCATTTCGGAATAGTCAAGATTATTTTTAATATTTTTTATTGTTTATCGTTCCATTTTGGAATTGAATGTTTTATAATATGATTATATAATTAAAGGGAGGTTAAAAAATGGGTGTTGGAGAATCAATAAAAAAATACAGACTTGAAAAAAATATTTCCAGACAGGAGTTAGCAAAAAAATTAGGTGTAAATATTTCTACAATTACACGTTATGAAAATGGTATAAGAGAACCTAATATAGATACTTTAATCAAAATAGCTAGTATATTTAGAATTAGTACAGATTTACTCTTAAAAAAAGAAACACTTTATGACATAGGGTATATAATCAAAGAAGAGCGAGAAGAACTGAGTCTTTCTTTAGAAGAATTATCAAAATTAAGTGGTATTGAAAAAGAAAAACTAGAGGAGTATGAAAATGATTTAATTCCAATTGAGGAAAATGATTTTACATCTATATGTGAAGCTTTTGATACAACACAATCAGAGATATTTAATAAATATTGCTTATACGATGAATATATACCTAAAATTTTTAACGGAGATGTAGTTAAATATGAAGAGTTTAAAAAAGCAGTTGACTTTGATAATCTTAGTGCGGCTAAAGAAAATAAGCTTTTAGCAAGCTTTAATGCTTTAAACAATATTGGGCAAAATGAGGCAATAAAAAGAGTGGATGAACTTACTCAGATAAATAAATATGTAAATAAAAATCACATAGATACAATAGCAGCACACAATGAACATTTACATGAAGAAGGAGAAATTGAAAAAATATATCAAGATTTAGATGATATGGATAATTGGTAAAATAGGTAGGTGGATTTATGAATAGTTATGAAAAGTTACTCTCTGAAGCAGATGATAATAATATTATTGTTAGAGAAGTTCCTTTAATTTCAAATTCTCATGGATTATATAAAAATAATAGAATAGCTTTAAATAAAAATACACTTAATAATATAAGTGAAAAAACTTGTGTGTTAGCAGAAGAACTAGGACATCATTATACTTCATATGGAAATATATTAGACCTAAATAAAGTCGAAAATAGCAAACAAGAATATAAAGCTAGATTAATGGCTTATAACAAGTTAATTGGTCTTAAAGGTATAATAGATAGTTTTAATGCTGGTTGTAAGACTATATCTGAAATAGCAGAATATCTTGGGATAACTGAAAAGTTTCTAAAGGAAGCTTTAGAATGTTATAAAAGTAAATATGGTATTTCAGCTACTCTAGATAATTATGTAATATTTTTTGAGCCAAGATTTAGTATTATGAATGCTAATTTTTTATAACGATTCATCAATACATCTAAATGAATTTTTGGTATAAAACAAAATCATTTACTAAAAACAAAAACCTTAAAATATAGTTTTGCATATAAAGCACTAACTTGAACAAAAATATCTATAAAGTAATTATTTTATAAATTCATTAGGTAAATATATATATATATATAATGAAAAGGAGGAGAATATCATGTGTAAAAATGTAATTTCATTTGTAAACATGAAAGGTGGTGTTGGAAAAACAACAATTTGTGTTAATATTGCGGGTCAGTTAGCCAAAATGAACAAAAAAATCCTGATTATAGATATGGATCCTCAAATGAACGCATCACAATATTTATTAAATTCCAAAGAAATAGAAAACCTAATAAATTCTAGAAGAACTATTTATAACTTATATAGAAGCTCTTTAGAAGAAGATATGTATAATATGATAGGTAGCTCCTCAAATGATGACATAGACAATGACAAGTCTTTAATTGTAAATATAAGAGACCATCTATCTATTGTTTGTGGTGACCTAAATATGAGTAAAGTAAAAGATAGTAATGGGACGATTTCAGATATTTTAAATCTATTTATAGAAAATAACAGTCTGAAAGGTGAGTACGATTTTATTTTTATAGATTGTCCCCCGACCCAGTCTATATACACAACATCTGCCTTTAAGGCCTCTGATTTCTATTTACTAGTAATAAAACCTGATTATTTATCAACAATTGGGTTATCTCTTTTCAATAATATAATAAGGAATTATAATAAAAGAAGATGTAAAGATAAAAAATTAAATTCCTTAGGAATAGTTATTAACCTTATACAAAAATCAAATATATATCATGACGAAAAAATAGCATACATAAAAGAAAAATTTAATTTTAATAAAGTATTTGAAACAGGTATAAATAATATTAGTAATATAGCAAAATCAAGTGAATCTCAAGAACTTATGTATGAAACAGTTGGATGTAAAAGAACTATAAAAAACTTAACAAAAGAATTTTTAGATGAATATGATAGGAGGTCAATAAAATGATATTATCTAATAGTATGTCAGAATTAATTAACAGATATTTAAATATTCAAAGTATTATTGATAAAAAGAATAATAACTTCAATGAAGAAGACTATATTGAAAAACTATTTGCAAGTAGTATGTTAAATAGACTTATACTGTCAAAAACAATCTTCAAGAAAAATAAAGAAATTGGTCCTTTTTTAGACTCATATTTTGATATACAACTTAGTAAATATGCTCTAAAATCTAGAACTCTAATTTGTGGTAAAGTAACAAAATATGTACTTGATATAAATGATAAAGAACAATTAATAGATTTTTTGAATACCATTTTTAATGTTTTAACTAAACTCGAAAAAAAACAAGATATATTTTCTAAGGATATTTATGATGTAATAAGAGAGATAAAATTATAGGTATGGATTTAATTACAGACTTTCAAAAGCTAGTAAGCGATAATACAAAACAATCTATAACATTCTTAGAAAATATATATAAATTAACACTTGAAGATAAACATTATGAATTTTATAAAAATATAAACAAGTATTACACTTTAATTACATTTTGGATTAATGCATTTAAATCTAATGTTATTAGTAATGATAAATCAATTCTTTTAGACAATATTCTTTTAGATTATTGTTCTCTTATGCATTGTGTGACATTAGGCGACATAAAATTAATAAATTTTTTATTTAGGAATATAATTGAAAGTATTTTAAGATATATTACAGATGAACTGGAAACAAAAGATTTAGAATCTCTTTTCAAAAAAATGAGTTCTGGAATTGTAGATAATACTGAAAAATACTTACTACAAACATACGCTTCACAAATAAAGCAAGTATATGATGATACATGTTTATACATACACACAGATATTTCTAAAATACAACAAAATCTTACGAATTTAATTGATTATAAATTAAACCTAGAAGAAAGCAAAATAGATTTTTTAAATAATACATTTAATAAAATGAACATTTCAATATTAAATATCTTGAGAATAAAATACTACCCTATTTATTTGGCAATGAAAGATAATGCTAAAGGATTTCATGATCAATTTATTCCTTTAGAAGACAAAATCAAATTTCAGAGATTCTTGAAATATAAATCTAACAATATGAATTGTTTTTAAATTTAATATACTTATTTTTATTAACAATTATCATTATAATTAAACTAGTTATTTAAGAGCAGTCAATCTGCTCTTTTATATAAACACCAAACAAACATACATTCTAAAAGGGAGGGATACTATTATGAAAGGTGGAGTAAGAAAAAGAAGTAACAAATGGTATTACTACTTTGACCTAGGCATAGTAGAAGGAAAAAGAAAAAAAGTAGAAAGAGTTGGAGGCAATACTAAAAAAGAAGCAGAAAAAGCCTTAAGAGAAGCACTAAATGAATATGAAAACTCTGGCATAGTATTTGAAGAAAGCAACATCAGTTTATCAGACTACTTAGACTTTTGGTACAAAGAATATGTCTTACTTAACTGTAAATACAACACTCAAGAAAGCTACCGAATAAACATAGAAAAACATATAAAGCCAAAGCTAGGAGCTTACAAAGTAAAAGCTTTAACTCCTGCAATACTACAAAACTTCATAAACAGAAAGTACAAAGAGGATTACTCTCAAAATACATTACAAGTATTAAAAGCCATATTACATAGGTCATTAAAATCAGCAGTCCATCCTTACAAACACATACGAGAAAACCCTATGCAATATGTAAGCATACCAAAAACTAAATCTAAAACAGAAACTAATAAAGTTAAAACTATTACATTAGAAGAATTTAATCAAATACTAAATATATTTCCTCAAGATTCATTTCAACGTATAGTTTTACTAATTGGATTTCATACTGGTATGCGAAGAGGTGAAATTATTGCACTAAAATGGGATAATATAGACCTTGATAATAAAACTATCACAGTAAAGCATACTCTGATTAAAAAGCCAAATGGAATGTTTGAATTAGGGCAACCAAAAACAGAAAGCTCTTGCAGAACTATATTTACAGGTGACACTTTAATAAAGGCATTAAAAGAACATAAATTATATCAAAAGAAAATGAAATTAAAATATGGAGAATTTTACTTTGATAGTGACTGGGTATGTACCAAAGAAAATGGTCAACAGGTGAATACTCACACTTTAGACACTATAGTAAGACAAATTCGAGTAGCTTTAAACAATGACTTCCATTTTCATTCTTTAAGACATGCACATGCTACTCTATTATTAGAAAATGGTGCTAACATTAAAGACATACAAAACCGTTTGGGTCATAGCCAACTATCAACTACAATGGATACCTATTCACATGTAACTGATAAAATGAAAAATGAAACTGTAGATATATTTGAAAAAATTACAAATTAGAGTTTGCCACCCAAAAATATAATACGGTGGCAAATGGGTGGCAAAATCTAATTTATCTATTTTAAAAGCTAAAATTATCAAATTTATATAGTCAGCTATACGCTTGTAATTTCAAGGCTTTAGAGTATATAACAACCATAACTAATATAAGGTATTAATAATAAATCTAACAAATAAAACTTAATATTTACTTAAGTTGTAATACTATTCTAAATTGTATAATTAAAATTTAATAAGTTCTTAATTATATAGTCATTGATTTATTTGCAAAAATAAAAAATGCCAATCTATCTCTAAACAACAAAAACTGAATACTAATAAAAATTTAATAAAAAATTTTATCAATATTCAGTATAAGTT